CACCTACACCCTGTTCTTCTACAACGACCTGGCTGAGTCCAGCTCGCTGCTGACGGAGAACACCGACACCACCGCGGTCGCGGTTCCGGACGTGTCGCCGATCAGCATCGCGATCAAGGAGTTCGGCCGCACGGTCACCAAGACCAAGAAGGTCGAGCTCGTCTCGCTGGCGAACCTGGACCCGATCATCGTCTCGGTGCTCGCTCGTGACCAGGCTGTCAGCCTGGACAACGAGGTCGGCACGATCGCGTACGCCGGCACGAACGTCTCCTACGGGGGTAACGCCACCTCCACGGCGACCGTGGACGCGACCGACGTGATCGACGCCGCGGACGTCCGCAACATCGTGACCGAGCTGCGCGAGAACGCCGCGACCCCCCGCCGGGGCGAGCTGTACGCGTGCTACATCCACCCGCGCGTCGCCCTGGATCTGCGGACCCAGACCGGCGCCGGCGCGTGGCGCGACGACCACGTCCACGCCGCTCCGGACCTGTTCTGGGCCGGGGAGACGGGCCAGTACGAAGGCGCGTTCTTCGTCGAGTCCGCTCGGATGAAGGTCGGTACCGACGGCGCCTCGAGCGCCAAGAACTACCGCACCCTGTTCGTGGGGGCGGAGGCTCTGGCCGAGGTCGAGTGGGAGCCCGTCCACACCGTCATCGGTGAGGTCGTCGACCACCTGAAGCGGTTCCGGCCGGTCTCGTGGTACGGCGCCCTGAACTGGGGTCGGTACCGCGAGGACAACCTGTGGCGCCTCGAGTCGGGCGCAAGCACCGGCAACTGACCGATCACGTCGAAGGGCCCCTGGGTTATTCCCGGGGGCCTTTCGCGTTCCACGATAGGACCCGCATTCTCCATGTCTGCCATCGTCTCTTCGGACATCCTGTTCAAGTACAGCACCACGGCCGGTTCCGCCGGCAACTCCGGCACTGGTACTGCGAGCAGCTCGCTCGGGAAGTACATCTCCACAACTGCGTTCCCGGACGCGACTCTGAACGCGTTGTTCGATGACGTCTCAGGCGCGGAGAACGCGGCCTCCACCGTGGACTACCGGTGCATCTTCGTCCACAACTCGAACGCGAGCAACGCACTCGAGAACGCCGTCGTCTACCTCTCATCCGAGGTAGCGGGCGGCACGGCGATCGCAGTAGGCGCGGACGCCACCGCGGCCTCCGCGATCGGCTCAGCGGGCGCCCAGGCGCTCCAGGTAGCCAACGAGACCACCGCTCCGGCGGGCGTCTCGTTCAGCTCACCGACCACCGCTGGTGCGGGGGTCTCCCTCGGAACCATCCCGGTCGGCCAGTGCAAGGCCTTCTGGATCCGCCGGACCGCCAGCAACTCCGCCGCTCTCTCCAACGACGGCGTCACCCTTTCCGTCACTGGGGACACAGGCTCCCTCTAACCTGAAGGAGCCCTAGATGGCGCAGGCTGCTGGATACTCCTTCAACACCGACACCGTCACCGGCTCGACCGTCCGGGATCTCGCCGGCTACTTCCTGAACGGCACGATCAGTGGATCGGCCGCGGTTGCCACCGGCAAGTATGGCAACGGTCTGAACTGTACCGGCGGGTCGATGACTGTCGGCCCGATCGACGAGTTCTCCTACCCGGTGAACACCGACGGCGGCCTCTCTGTGGCCGCCTGGGTGAAGCTGAACGACAACACGGCAGCCGCCCGCTGTATCGCCTCGGCGACCGCGAACTCGGCCCTCAAGTGGGCCGTGTACGCCTCGAACGCCTCAGGTAACGTCGAGGTGAAGATCGCCGGGTCCACGTACTCCACGTCGACCAGCATCCGCGACGGCGCCTTCCATCACGTGATGGTGTCGTACGACAAGACGGTCGCCACCGACACGGTGAAGATCTACGTCGATGGCACTCAGGTGCACTCGGTGAACGCCGTCAACGTCCTGACGTACAACGGCAACGTCACCATGAGGGCGGGCCTGAACGCCTTCGCCGGCGGCGAGGCGCTCAACGGCATCGTCGATGATCTTCGCTGGTGGAACGACCCCGTCGAGTCCACCTCGATCTCGGACATCACGTCGGCCGAGCAGATCGACTTCCAGCTGGCGATCTATCCGTTCGACGACGACACCACCGACGACTTCAGCGTCTACAACCGGGACCTGACGAAGACCGCCAACGGTAGCTACACCACCGGCCTTTACGGCCGGGCGCTGCAGTCGAACTCGACGGGCGCCGGCGCCTCCGCGACGGTCAACCTCGGTGACTGTGACCGGCTCGCGATCACTGGCTGGATGCGCCTCGACAGCGCCCCCGGCTCCCCGGTCCCGATCCTCGCGGTGAACACCTCGGGCGGATCAAGCAGACTCCGCGCCGTGGTGAACGCCGACCGGACGATCACCGCCACCTGGGTCACGATCTACGGGACGTACGCGGTCACCTCCGGCTCCGCTCTGACTGTTGGTCAGTGGAGCCGGTTCCAGATCGCGATGAACCCGACGTACGTCAACATCCGGCTGAACAGCACGTCGCAGACCACCACGAACACGAGCAACGCCGTACCGCACCTGTCGCCGACGGTCGAAGACCTGGACGTGCTGTACATCGGTGGCGACCAGAGCGCCGGCGGCGCGGTCACCTTCGACTACCTGACGTTCACCAAGAACTTCGTGAACGCCCCGACCGACCCGTACTGGACAGGCCCCCCGGCTGCGGCAGCACTGAAGCCGGCGAACGTCGCCCGTGGTGTCTACGAGTTCAACGAGAACACCGGCACCAACGTCGATGACCGGTCGTCTTCGAACAACGACCTGACACTGACTGCTGGCGGGTCATGGGTCACTGGCGTCCAGGGGTCCGCCCTTGGATCGAACGGCACGGCGCCGAACGGTCCTGGCGCACGGAAGGCATCCGGCCTCGCCTGGGACGCCAGCCCCAAGGGCTGGGCGTTCTCCGGCTGGTTCAAGTGCCGCGCGGCCTCCAGTGGGGCGCGCATCCTTGTGATGCGGAACTCCGGCTCCGAGGTGGCGCACGCCTTCTATCTCAGCGGAACCTTCCAGGTTCGGCTGTAGGGCGGGAACACCGGCCTCCTGAACCCGAACGGCGGCACGGTCGCCTCCGAAACCTGGACGCACCTCGCCGCCAGCTGCAACGGCAACTCGATCCAGTTCTTCAAGAACGGGGTCTGGTACGGATCGGCGACGTACACGCAGGGCACCCTGCTGGCGCCCACCGAACTGAACGTCGGCGGCGACACTTCGGATAACGCGGTCGCTGACGTCGACAGCCTGACGCTGTTCGACACTCCGCTGAGCTCGAGTAACGTCGCGTGGCTGTACGCCAACCCCGGCCAGTTCGCGGCCGGTGTCTCGGTCACGGGGTCGCGGTCTACCACCTGGACCACCAGGGCGCGGATCACTGCTTCCCGCGTGACCACTTGGGACGCCCGCACCGTCGTGAGCGCGGTGCGCTCCACGACCTGGAATGTGCTTGGCGCGCTGATTCCGGTCACGACCTCCGTGTCGACGACATGGAACGTGCTGACCGACCTGGCCTCAGTGTCGGCCACCAGGGCGACCACGTGGCTCACGAAGGCGATCGTCGCGGCCACGCGCTCTACGACCTGGCAGGTCGAAGGGCCGGTGGTCGAACCGACGTTCACCATCAACTTCCCGACCTACCGGGTTCCGCTCGGCACCGTCGAGCCGCTCAAGCGAATGTGGTTCGACGCACCGAAGGCGCTCGTGAAGGCGAACGGCGAATGGCTCGAGGTCGCCGTGCCGTCGCAGGAGCTGCTCCGCGTCGCGGAGAAGTTCTACCTCGGGGGCTACCAACATCAACTGACAGCCGAGGAAGCCGCTGATCTTCCTCCTCAATATGTGGAGGAGATCCTGTGACGATCGACCTCGAATCCTGGCAGGCGATCGCTGGTGCGGTCGCCATCGTCACGACCACGGTCTACAACCGCTGGGAATCTCGCAAGACCAGGAAGGTCGCGGAGCGAGCCGTGGAGCTCAGTGAGCCCACGGGTAACGGGTTCGCCCGGCTCGTGAAGGAGTCCTTGGTTCGCATCGAGGCCCAGGGGCGCCGCACCGAGAAGAAGATCGACGGCCACATCGCGTCGCACGCTGATGCCGATGTCCACCGGAGGGTCGCGTGATGGCTAATCTCCACCAGAAGCTGACCCACCCGGAGTTCGTCGAGGGGTGCTTCGGCTGCAAGGCCGGCACCCTGCGTCTCTCCTTCGACGGCAAGGTCGGCGAGATCGAGAAGCAGCGTGCCTGGGACAAGGAGCTCGACGAGTACCGGGCCGCTGCCGATCAGGGCATCGAGCCCGAGAGCACGAAGACCCACGACATCCGCGCCGCCGTCCGGTGGTCCGAGAAGAACGGTGTCGCGTACTCCGAAGAGAAGGCGTACGAGACCCAGGCGACCAAGCTACTGGAGAAGGTGGCGTGAGATGGCAGCTCTCGATGGCCGCGGCCTGAAGTACCACCTGAACCGGAAGGCCGGGACCCTCGTCGCCGACCTCCCGACACAGGAGGAGCAGCAGGCGGCGAACACCTGGGCGGGCACGACCGGCCTGGAGTTGGTCGCCGCCCTGAACGTCGAGGCAGGGAACGCCCTGCCGAACTACCGAGAGCTCGCCGGTGTCCTGAACCAGCTGGCCGGCACGACCGGCCACGACGTCGATGAAGCAGCTGCGAGGATTCCATGAGCCACTTCGTAGCCCACGGAAACGAAGGGGCAACCCCGTGACCACTGTTGCCGAACTCATCGATCAGTGCAGCGGGATGCTGCACTCGTACACCGGGACCGTCGAGGCGAGCACCTTCCTGACGGCATCCATCGGAGCGGCCGACACCGTACTTACGGTCGCCCATCCGACGAGGATGCTGCAGGGCATCATCGAGATCGATGACGAGCTGATGCAGGTCTCGGATCAGGGCACGACGGACGTGACCCTGTACCCCTTCGGCCGGGGTGTCAACGGCACCACGGCAGCAGCGCACGCGATCAACGCCAAGGTCACCAATGACCCACTGGTCCCACGGAAGCGCCTCTTTGAAGAGATGGTCGCGACTGTCCGCCAGTGCGCCGACCTGTTCCAGGTGAAGACCGCCGCGCTCGCCAGCGAAGTGATGACGAACACCTACCCGGTGCCAGCTGACTGCAAGCGGGTCCTGAAGGTCCAGTACGAGACCATTGGCCCGAGCCAGGAGTGGCCGTCCACTCGCCTGTGGGCGATGGACCACAACGCCGACGTGACGACGTTCCCGACCGGGAAGTCGATCACGGTAGATGGCTACGTCGGTGTTCCGGGTCAGCCCATCCAGATCACGTACGCCGCGGACCTCCCGGTCCCGACGGCGACCAGCGACGACCTCGAGACGCTGGGGATCCCGGCGGAGATGCACGACCTTCTCCGCTTCGGTACCTGCTGGCGGGCCGTCCAGATGATGGCGCCCAGCCGGCTGAACATGCGGGCCATCGAGTCGCCGGACACCAACGGGGTCTCGCCGAACTCGATCAAGGAAGTTGCCCAGCAGTTCTTCGCGCTGTTCACGATGCGCCGCGACGAGGAGCGAAAGCGGCTCCAACTGCTGTATCCGCCCAGACCACACCGCGTTAGGTGAGTAGGTAACCGTGACCCGCAGGCAATTCCGAAACGGCCAGGCCACCACCCTGGCCTTCCCGGTCGACGGGGTCTCGACCACCATCGTGGTCAACTCCGCGACCAGCTTCCCGACCCAGTACCCGTACACCTTGATCCTGGACCCCGACGGGGCCCTGGAAGAGGTTGTGGATGTCACGAACGGCACCGGGAACAACCTGACGATCGTGCGGGGCGCGGACGGCACAACCGCCAGCGCCCACTCCGCTGGTGTTCAGGTCTACCACGGTGTCTCGGCCAGGGACGCCGACGAGGCGAACGCGCACGTGAACGCGACCACGAACGTGCACGGGCGCAGCGGTGACCTGGTGGACACCGCTAGCACCCAGTCCATCAGCGGTGCAAAGGATTTCGCCGCGATCACCAAGAGCGGTTCGGCCCTCGTCGATGTCACCAGCAGCCAGACGATCGGCGGCACGAAGACCTTCTCGACGAAGCCTCAGGTGACGGGCACCGCCCTGGTCACCACGACCGAGACGCAGACGATCACCGGCGACAAGACCTACACCGGCCCCGAGGCTCACCAGGGTGCGGAGACGCACTCGGGCACGGAGACTCACTCCGGCGCAGAGACCCACTCCGGGAACGAGACGCACTCCGGCACGGTCCGCATCAGCCACAGCGTGCACCAGGAGATCGAGGTATCGGACGACACCCCGATCTCGGGCATCGTCAGCGCGACCTTCGCCCCGGGCTCACCGGTGGTGGGAACCATCTTCGTGGCCCCGCCGTCCGGCCGGGTGGAGATCGTCCTCAGCGCGTACGTCGCGCAGACCCAGAACCTCCACGCGATGATCTGCTCGGCGCACGTGCGCGAAGGCGCCAGCATCGGCACCGGCGCCGACGTGTACGCCGCGAACTCCAACTGGGCGATCGTCGCTGGCCGAGCGGTGAACGCCAGCGCACCGGCGCTGGCTCAGGGAGATCGAGCCAAGCTGATCACCGGACTGACGCCGGGTGCGACCTACAACGTCCGCGTCGAGTACCAAACCACCGCAGGCGGCAACGGGACCGTGCTGTACCGGCGCCTGCACATCAAGCCCAAGTTCTGAGGAGGCTGTAGATGGCTGACGTCGTCGAGCGGCTTCCATTCCCGATCAGCAAGCGCCTCGGCACAGCCGTCGAGGACGTCCTGGCGAAGAACGGCCGGGACATCCATCTCACCATCGGCGGCATCCCGTTCCGGCTGGGCGCCTCCAAGGAGAACCCGGTTCTGCTCGAGACCGCTGGGTCCCAGAAGGACCAGCAGGACACCGAGCCCGAGGCTGGCGAGCAGACGCTCGCCGGCTGGTGGCTCCGCAGCCAGGCCAGCTGGCACCAGGGCGCGGGCTACGAGTACGCCGAGTCTCGCGGTGAGGTCAAGGAATCCAACTACTTCCTGGATTCCCTGAACGTCGACCCATGGACTCAAGGAAAGCTGACCCTGCTCCGGCGGGCCGTCGAGGTGTCCTCGTCCGCGCATCGGTCGGTCGCCGTCGTCCCCTCGGACGCGGTGTACCAGACCATCGTCGGCCAGGCCGGGGCTGTCCGGATGTACGAGCAGCTCGGTGGCGGTCTCGTCACCAACCTGTACATCCCGGGCGCGATCAACTTCGACTCGGTGATCGCGACGGAGGCCCTGTGGTTCGCCGCGGGCGACGACGCCAAGGTCTACAGCAAAGACCTCCTCGGGGTAACCACGACCCCGAACGTCTGGTCCCTGACGGGGGCCAGCACGAGCAAGCCGACCAGGATCTTCTGGGCGAAGCACCGGCTCTGGGCGATCAACGGCAACAAGATCTACTGGATCGACTACGCGACGCCCGGCACCACAGCAGCGCCGGCGGCGACCGTGGCGCTGTACACGCACCCGTCGACCAGCTGGAACTACACCGATATCGCAGACGCTACGGCGACGGCGCCTCCCATCTCCAGCGCGTCTCGCTGGACACGGACGGCGCGGCGCCCACGATGAGCTCGGCAACCACGACCGCGATCCTGCCCTCGGATGAACGGGCGCTCCGGGTGAACTCCCTGACGGGATCGCTCGTATGCATCCTCACTTCAAAAGGGGTCCGGGTAGCACAGGCGAACACGACGGGGGAGCTGGTGTACGGCCCCCTCTTCCTGGAGAGGGAATCTGACCTACCCCTTTCGGCGAAACCCGCCCTGGCTAGCTCCGGGCGTTTCTGGTGGGCTGTATTCGGCGACGAGCCGATGGTCTACCGGATCGACTCGAGCGCGCAGATCGAGGACGGGGTGTTCGCGTACGCCACGGACATGAACCTCCCGACCGCCACCGGGTTCACCGGGATCTCGGCCCGCGGTGACCGACCGGTGGTCGTCACCAGCTCGGGCGCCATCGTCTATCGGCACGCGACCCAGCTCGAGACTGAGGGCTGGATCCAGTCGGGACGGATCCGGTACCGGACCGAAGAGCCGAAGATCTTCAAGTTCGTGGACGTCTCGGCCGCGCCCCTGCAGGGCACGATCACCCTGGACGTCCTGAACGAGGCTGACTCACCGAGTCGCATCGGTGCCTGGAGCCAGCCCGGGATGGGCACCCTGCCTACGGCGGAGGTGCGCACGAACACCGGGCCCCTGCGGTTCATGTCGCTGAAGCTGACGCTGACGCGCGCCCAGGACGGGATCTCCGGTCCGACGATGCACGGATGGCAAGTGAAGGCCCTGCCAGCCGGCAGGCCCCAGCGGCTCTACCAGTTGCCACTGAACTGCTACGACCGGGAGACCTACATCACCGGTCAGGATGACCCCTACGGCTACGAGGGGTACGCCCGGGATCGCTACTACGCCCTTCGCGGGGCAGAGGACGCCGGCGGCGTCGTCGTCCTGCGGGACTACCGCTTCTCGAGTCCGCAGGGTGAGCTCTGCAAAATCGAGGGGATGCGCTTCATCCAGATCAGCGCTGGCAACCCGAGCAAACAGCAGGGCGTCTTCGAGGGTATCCTCATCGTTACGCTCCGCACCTTGACATAGTCAAGGGCTTCGATACTCTGGACATCAAGACGACGGC